TGACGTGTTTTTTCAATCATATGTGAAGCAAGATGAATTTGAAAATGTTCAGCAATGGTAGTTGCATTATACGAACGTTCTCTGTCATCAAGAATTACATGAAGCTTAGTATTTGTTGGCTTATCGTAAATATTATAATACTTGATTAAAGCTTCAAGTCGTTCTATGTTATTAGAAACAACGAATATATTATTTTCCATAATCAATCATAGCCAATAAGTCATCAACACATTGAATGATAAAATCTTTATCTGGGTGATACTTATAAACTCTTACTATCTCTGCTGCGGTTAAAGTAAGCAAGTCAGATTTGTCTATCCAATGATTATATGCTAATAGTGTATTGATAGCAAGATCTTGTTCTGCTGGGCTGTACTTATTAATAATTAAGCTTGCGATAAATTTTGCGATATCAAGTTCTCGACATCCAAACACGTTTGGTATTGGGTCAATTAAGTACATGTCATATTGATTAAATAACATATTCTTAATACCAAAGTCTCCATGACAATATCCATAATCTAATTCTATATTAGCCAATCTTTCTACAACATCATTAAACATATCAAGTTTTGCTAATTGAACATGGCCTACAATCCTTGCGATATAATCATCGAATGTTAGAAACTTTTTCGTAACTGGAATTTCACCAAATTCATCAAGTGCTTCTTGTATCATGGCCAATGCTTTATACGGAGAATGTTTAAAGAAATCTTCGTCGTGGTCAATATAATCCATTGTAAGAGTATCACCAACAACTCTGTGGATCTCAGGAGTACGTACTGCACTACCAGTTTCTTTATACCATTTTGCTACTTCATGGGCATTACTTGCGGTCTTATGTACTAATACTCCATCGGTGTAAATATCAGATCCTGATAGACCACCTTGTAGTTCTCTAATATCAGCACATATAAAATCTTCAGGAGTAATACCTTTATCATCAATGTAATACGCAGCAAGTGGTTTATCAAAAGATAACATATGATACTTCACATGGTGCTTTTCTAACCAAGTACGTATTTGCTCTCCATACTTTTCTTCTGCTTCAACTCTGCTCCTACAAGAAATAGAACCTCGGGCCGTAAAAATATCTATTTGCCAACCTGCATTGTATAATGCATTACATTTTTCAATCAGATCAATATTGGGTTCTGCGTTTTCCCAATCTCTGTTCGATGTAAATGCTAAAGTGTCATCGAAGTCAAGTACTATTCTTTTGTGTAAACTCATTAGTCGTTCTTGCTTAAAACAGATCTTGTTAGAGCACCGAAGTGATAACAGAATAAAATGAATAAAGGAGTAGCAATAGCAAGACGAATACTATCTTTCGTCATTTCAACTGCTTCCATAAAAAATACTAATCCTGCCATAGTTGCAGCAATAGCACAAACAGTTCCAACACCGTAAGCTAGGTTTGTAAACATTTCTTTCATAATATAGTTTCCTTAATTTTAAATACCATTATTATAACAAAAAGTGTTATGCTTGTCAATGGTTATTTTCTCGAATAAAGTCAACATCAACCAATGCTTCTTTAAACATTGCTGATGATTTTTCAAATGATTCTTTCCATTTATCAGGAATATCATCTGCAGCCATTACAATTCTATTTATGCCCACTTGAATAATTCCTTTTGCACAATCATGACAAACTGGTAATCCCCATACATATAAGGTTGCATCTTTAAGAGATATTCCATTATATGTTGCGTTATAGATACAATTCATTTCTGCGTGAACAACTAAATCGTATTTAATGCTTCTATCTTCATACCGATAAGGTGCATCTTCAATACCTTGTGGAAATCCGTTATATCCAGTTGCTAGGATGCGACGGTCAGAATTAACTGCCACCGCTCCTATCTGCTTTGAAGGATCTTTACTCCATGTCGAGATTTCTCGTGCAAGTCGTATAAAACGTTTATCCCACTTTATTTGCATCAATAAATTCCTCAATAAAATTGAAGTGCCTTTCGTATACATGGAAGTTTGATGCTGTCCAAATTAATTCACCGACTTCCATACCAAGATCTTCGGCAAGTTGATTTTGAACATATCTTGCCCAGGCATAATCATTATTATAACCAAACACTGCATCGTTAGATCGCATTAAGTAATGCGAAATCAATTTACGATCGCGAATATAAAAAGTATTTGCATAGGTACACATAAAGTCAGACATACCGTCTCGGTTGTAATCAAGATGCATACTTGGTCGATTATAAATCATTGTTGCTCTACGAGAATTGTAATTCCTAGATAATTCGCGTAAAACGTTTTTGTATTGATGACCATTCTCTTCAGAGTAAATACACCAACCATAATTTGAATTAATCTTACCTTCATCAGAAGCAATGTCTTTCCAAATCTTTGGTGTATCACCAGGAATATCATTAACATACAACGATTGAGATTTATACCATTCTAATTCACGTTCAATATATTCATATGAAGGTTTACGAATGATATGATCTTCATCAGCAATAAATGTTGCACCAATAACTTCAACAGTTTTTACACCTGTCTTATCAATGACAAAATCTTCACTAAGATACTTGTCTATAATCATTTGTCGCATATAAGCAACATTCATTAGATTGACTCCATTAATGCTTCAATATCTTCAACTTCTTGCACAAGGTCCGACATATTTTGATTATGGTATACTCTTGCCATTTTACGCAAGATAGACTTTGGAATTTGAACTTCTTCTGCCAAAGAATTGATTGCTTCTTTTTGAAAATCACGTTCAGATTCTACTCGAGTAAAAGAATTACTCATTTCTTCCATGCAACCACGGATACGCTTTTTATCTTCTTCTGAAGATGGGATAATAATATTACTCACTTTTTACTCCTATTAAAAACATCATTGTTTGGATCTTGTCCTTCGACACCATTTCGGCAGAACGATACAAAGAAACTTGCATAGTTGATTAGATCTTTGGCTGAATCTTCGAGAGATTCAAAATTAGGATCATAATCATCACTTTGCATTGCTTCCATTACTGATTTCATACGTAGCATTTTTGCATGCATAATATCGTGGATCGTTACGATACCGTTTGGATAATAATCTGCTTGTTTTACAGTTGAATTTGGATTTTGATAATCTCTTGATTTTTTCAACTGAAGGTCAATACATTCTTGAAGAACTTTGACACTTTCTTTTGTTTGTTCACTCATCGGTTTTTCTCCATAGCAACATCTTTTAAATTATTGTGTTCTATTATACCATACTTTTCTACAGATGTAAATAGTTTTTTGTTTTTATTATAACGAAGCCATAATGATTTATTCTTTTTAGGTTGGCCGTCTTTTGTTGTCATCATTGTTTTTACAACATCTTTTGGTATAAAGAAATAATGAAGTTTTTCTAAGTCAGGATTAAGAACAACTGCTCGAATAGCACCTTTCTTTAAAACACCATCCTTAGATCTTACATTTGTAATTTCGGCACAGCTTTGTTCTGGATAACAAGTACCAGTTTTACATTCCGATTCGTCGTCGTAATCTTCGTGGATTCCATCATTAAAATTGTATGCTCCTTCGGACTGAAGAGAAAAGCATTGTTCAATTAGATGTTCAAGATTAAAGTCCTTGGGTCTTTCAAGAATTGCTTCTCTCCAAGGACTTTCTTTATAAACTGTGTGGTTTTCTACTACGCATTCAGCAAGTAGCCTGCTTCTTAGGTCAGTATTGACCTTTTCATAATATGCCATAATGTATTTACTATTTCAATTTATAGTAGTATTATAACACAGTTTATTGTAAATGTCAATAGTTTTTAGACAACTTTTGGCGCTGGCGGACTAACGAAATTCTTATTTACCGTTGAAAGTTTATCTTCTGCTTCAGCCAGCTTTGTAACTTCCAAATCCAAGGTTTCAACCATACCAGGATGTTCAGCAACACCAACTCCGTTTTCAAGCATTACTTGAATATTAACTTTGGATTCAGCAATTTGTGCTTCATATTTTGCTTTTAAGGCAGCAACTAAACCTACTTTAAAATCAGCCATCTTCTTCTCCATTTATTGTTGGGAGGATTCCATGATTGCCTTCGTGAGATGGAGCCGTCCATCCTTCAGGCTTAATCAAATCAGGCACTCCTAGTGGATTTGGTCGACTTTCCTTTCTTCCAACCACTTTTGCCATATTTGCTTCAAGGACTCTGTCCCAGGCTTTATAAGGGTCGACTCCGAAGGCATCGAGCGTACCGATTGCCACTACACAAAGGTCAACTAAACCATCAACGATTTCTTCGGAGTCATTATTTGTAACTGCTGCTGTTGTTTCCATTAACTCTTCTTTCAAAAAGTCAATTCTGAATTCTAAAAACTTTCGTAGTTTTTCTTTATCAGCCGATGCAACCCAATCTCGTGTTTGATATTTGGTTTGCATATCTACAATATCTTTTACCCAATCTTTACTCATATTAAATCAACACTCTTAGTTCTTGGAAGCCACCAATGTTTTTTCCATCTTTGATAATTTGAGGAAATGTCCTTGCACCTGGAAAGGTTTCAGCAAATTCCTCCTGTGTAAAATCTCTACCAAGTTTTTTGTATTCATATTCTACTTCTTTCATTTCGCAGAGATTTTTTGCCATTGTGCAAAACGAGCACTGGTCTTTACCGTAAATTACTATCATCTTATCTCCTATACCAATTTAAGTCCTGGTGATGGGACAGTAATACCTGATGTCATTTCAACAATCTGCTTTTTAAGTTCATCAGCAGGTTCAATAACAAACATTACATGTGATTCACCAATGGTAACTGGTTGTCTTTTAGCATAAGGTACAAATGGTACCATTCCTATTTTGCCTTCTCCAGCTGGAACCAATAGAATTGCATCTGTTAAGGTATAGAAACCTTTATCATATACTACCTTTGCTACTACTTCTTCGCCGGTCGTAAGACGGACAATTTGTACATCTTTCATTATTTTTCTCCTTTAGTGTGGTCTATTATAACACACTTTACATTAAATGTCAATGGTTTAACTGAAAAAATCTTCAATTGTGTTAACCTTCTCGGCAGACCATCCAACTGCATCAAGAATGGATTGAATTGGACTTAAGAATACTTTATCAAATTGTAGTTCATAATCAATGTATTCATGAAGTCCAAGCTGTTTTGGTAAAAGACCAGGAACTGATATTACATTCTCTCGAATAGGATTCGGAGTTTTAAGATATAAGAACTTAACCTTATCACCGCTTTGTATGGTTTCAAACTTTTTATCTAGACCTTTTTGTTTAAGGAAATGATTGTACATAATTGCACCGCGAACATGCATAGGACAACCTTTACGATATAAACTGGTCTTGTCTTGATATTTTTTGATATTGTCGGTTCCTGATGTTTTTGCGATAGCAACAGGATCCAATGTTTTAAACTGTTTTCTGAAATCAGCAATAAACTGTTGGGTTGTTTGTTCATCTGTATTCATTATGATTTCAAAACATTCTTTGAGTTTTTCTCGACATACTTCAGGAGTCGAAGATCTTACAGATTCCAAACCTGTGACTGAAACTTTTGGAGTTTCATAATGAACACCTTCAGAGTTCAATGTATTTAGAATATATCTTTTCTTGGCAACAAAAATTGCTCGGTCAGTAATCTTTTCACGTTTCATTACCATTGCATTACGATATGCACCTAACATACGAGCAAGATTTTCATAACCTTCTTCGATGACTTGTTCTATTTTAGTTGAGCAAACTTTATCCAAGAACTCTTCACCTTTATTTCGGTCAATATCAATAGTACCAAATACTTCTTGAATTAAAGGACCGAAGTTTACATAGATAGAGTCAGTATCAATATAGATGATATAATCAACATCATCAGTACCAAGAATTTTATTTAGATATTCATTTACAGATTTTTGAGCATAACGAATTGATAGCTGACCGCTTGTTGTGATTGCCTCTGCCATTTCGTTAATATAATATAAGAAGTATATATTCGCAGTTGCACCATACAAACTGTTCATGGCAATCTTAATTGACATTTGTGAATTGTGAAGTTGATTTATTTCGCGTTTCAGTCGTTTCTTTTCAGAAGGATCGGTTTCAACCTCAAACTGTTGTTCAGCCGCAATCATTTGCTTTTTGATTACCGAACGGTTATTATAATATTCATCAATGATTTCAGGAATGATTCCAAGTTTCTTGTTTGAGAACATTACTCCGTTAGCAGCAACAGATACATTACGATTCTTATTAAGGTAATCTCCTTTGAGTACCATGTCTTGAGTTACATATTCTCGATCATCAGAAATATATGTTTCAGGTGACATATTGTATTGAAGCATCAGATGCGGATATAGAGAGTTAAGGTCAAACGATACAACCCAAGGATGCATGCCAACCTTTGGATCTTTTACATAACCACCTACAAGATCGCCTGCTCTCATTCCTGGACCAGTTTTCAATGGAGGAACAATTTTGTCTTTCATTAGTCGACGGTAAATGGTTGATTCCCAAATACCTACAGTACCAAATGCATCTCCATAATTAACACCGCCGTCATAGGCAACGGTCATAACCAATGCAAGCAATCCTGTTTCTTCTTCAAGACGAGCAATCAGTTGAGTATCTTTAAGGTTATAGTCAAGATATAATTGTGGATTCTCATCATACAAACTTGTAAGAGAACCATATTCAGAATAGTCAATCTTTTTCTCACCAAGGACCACGTAAGCAATATGATCCAATCTATATGATTCTTGAGGACCGTACTTATAACCAAATTTCTTAAAAGCATCCATATAGTCGATGACAGAAATACCCATAAGTGAATATGTAGAATTGACTTTACCAAATACTTCGCGACTTTGCTTTTTAATTGATTTGTGTGGAGATAAACGTTTGGCGGTTTCTTCACCAAGCAAACGAATAATTCTTGTAACTATATACATTATGTCGAAGTACTCGACGTTCCAACCAGTTACGATATCAGGATAATCAGTTGTCCACAATTTAACAAAGTATTGAAGCAATTGTACTTCAGTATCGAACTTGATGAATTCAATGTTTTCTTGAGGAATATCAGTTACTGTTTTTGTTTTGTCGTAATCTTTTTGACCAAGCAAATAATATTTGTCGTTTCGAGAACTGTGATATGCAATAGAGGTAATCTCATTGTCTGCTTCGTCAATGTTAGCAAAGCCATCGCGAATATCAACCTCAATATCAAACGAGACAATATTAACGTGGCTTACATCATATGAAATTTTGTCAGGATATTCTTCTTGAATAAATTGCGTAACATAATTTGTATTGCCGAAGATCTTCATACCGTGAACACCTTTGTATTCTTCGATGAAGTTCTTTGCTTCTCGCATATCGCCGAACTTATGTGGAGATAAAGGTAGATTACCTTCGGTTAAAGATCTATAACCTTCTTCTCCTGCCTTTGGTGTATGGACATAAAGTGTAGGCGAAAATTCTTGACGATAAGAAAATCGTTTGCCGTTTTCGTATCCACGATGCAGTATGTAATTTCCATACCTTTCGACTGATGTATAAAATTTAGTCAATGCCATATTGCCTTTTAGTAATTTGAACCATTATTATAACTCAATTGACCGCAAATGTCAATGGTTATTTTAAGCAGCAAGTTCAGAGAAGTTTTTGATTTTTTCAAACCTTAGATTATTTTCAAATTTTTCTGCGAACTGATCTCCGCGATGTGATATCACAAAGATGTTATCATCGGAGTTCAATCCATGTAGTGTTTCAATCAAACTCTCAATACCGACACCATCCAAAGCACCGTCAAGAGTTTCATCGAGAATCAATAGGTTGGTTGATACAGAGTTACGCAATTTAGCAACTGATCTCCAGGCCAACATAATTGATAGTGTGATACGTAGTTTCTCACCTTCGGAAAAACTAGCATAGGTAAACTTATCTCTAAACCTTGAACGAATAACCTCATTGAATTCTTCGTCAAGATGAAAGTCAACGAACAGGTCAAACGCAGCAAGATACTTGTTAATAAGTTTATTGATAACTGGAATATATTGAGAAATAATTTTTGCCTTAATACCACCGTCTCTTAGAATAGTTTGGACAACATTCAATACTTCATGTTCATCAAGAAGCTTTGTTCTTATTTCTATTTGTTTGTTTAATTTCTTTTGTAGAGTATCAAGTTTAGTAGTATCAACTTCGTCTACTTCTTTTTGAGCATCGTCAAGATCTTTCTTATATGTAATCAATGCATTCTTTGACATTTTGATCTCTGCTCTAATTTCGGATATTTTAAAATTAATAGATTGAATCTCATCTTCTATTTTTGAAATGGCGGCAAGACGATCTTGATGTCTTTTAATCACAGCAGCCGTATCAAGTAAACCTTTTTCAATATGGGCTTTCTGTTGATTCTTATCCAAGATTTGTTG